GAGTAATAATGAAAGTATTTGATAAAGGTGCATCCTATACAAAAGGTTCTAAGAAATCTGTTGTAATGCAAGATGGCCCACACACTGGCGGTAAAGCAAAGATCAGTAAAAGAAACACAGTAAAGGCAAATAAAATGATGATCACAAAGGGTAATCAAAAAGATGCTATCCAAGACATGATCAACAAAGCAATCAATGGCTAAAAAATTAAAACTATCTAATCCTGGTGATGTGATTGAGAGTAATTTCTATATTGATGAAGCTGCTGATAAATATTACATCGAGGATAAAATTGATGCACAACCTATTATAGATCGTAACAAGGAACTACAAAAACACGACATTAATAAAAACAAAGATTTTAAGTATGTCGCTAGTATTCCTTTAACAGTATTTTATAATATGCAACAAAAAGGGATTATCTCTAAAACAGGCAAAGTCCAAGATCGTGTGGCATTTGCTCGTTTCTTAAATGATCCAGACAATAAATATTTAAAGGTAACAGATAAGAAAATCTAATGGCATTAACAACATTCAGTCAACTTAAAACAAGTATTGCAAATTACTTAAATCGTTCTGACTTAACAGGAGTCATTCCAGATTTTATTACTTTAGCAGAGTCTAAATTAAATAGAAATCTACGATTAAGAAAAATGCAAACGACTACAACGCTAACTTGTGTTAATGGTACAGCTACGCTTGATTTACCAACAGACTTCTTAGAGGTTGTTCAGTTATACGTTGACGGAAGTCCTAATGTTGTTTTGGATTATGTTAATCCTAATGAGATTGAATTAAATAATTTAACTGATAGTTCGGGTACTCCCCAACTCTATACGATTATTGGTGATACAATCAAACTTGCTCCTATTCCTGATTCTGCTTACAGTGTTAAATTAACTTACTTCCAAAAGATTCCTGCCTTATCTGATTCCAACACAACCAATTTTCTTTTAACTCACTATCCTCAAGTTTATCTTTATGGATCGTTAGTAGAATCACAACCTTATATTATGAATGATGAACGATTAGTAACATGGTTAACTCTTTATAACGAATCCATTAATGCTGCTAACCAAGATGATGAAAAAGGGAGATATGCTGGGCGTACTGCCTTTTCAATGAGCACTGATACATCTACCCCATGATCGAATTTGGAAACCTACAAGCTGATTTACCAAGATATCAAAATCCTGGTTCTTTAAAGATTGATAATGTTATTCCTTTAGCAAAAGGTTATAAGTCATTTCCTTCTTTTGTTGAACTTAGTGACGTTGCTCTAGATTCTCAGCCTTTAGGTTTGTTTACTTCTTTTGGTGCAAGTGGATCGACTAACTATTCTGGTGATACCACCAAGTTATATCAAATGGATAGTAATGGTGACTTCCAAGATAAATCTAAATCAGGTGGATATAATAACTCTACAACAGAAGGTTCTAAAGACTTTTGGACATTTACTCAATTTGGTAACAAAATTATTGCAGCTAACTTTGCTGATAATTTACAGAAGTTTGATGAAGGAGTAGATACTGCTTTTGCTGATTTAGTTTCTGTTAAGGCTAAATACTTAGCAGTGATTAGAGATTTTGTTTTTGCTGGTTATACAGAAGAAAGTTCAACTGTTTATAATCAACGAGTAAAATGGTCTGCCCTTAATGATGCTACAGACTGGACACCGAGTCAAACAACACAATCGGGATATCAAGACATTGTGGGTACTCATGGTTCAGTACAAGGAATTGTGGGTGGTGAAAGTTCTGGTGTTATTTTTATGGAAAGAGCTATCTATCGTGTTGAATACGTAGGTACTCCTTTAATCTTCACTTTTAATAAGATTGCAGATAACATTGGTGCTTTCTCTCCTAAAGCGATTTCTTCTTTTGGTAATACCATATTCTTCCTAGCACAAGATGGTTTTTATAAATTAACAGGTGGACAACAACTAACACCTATTGGTGCTGGTCGTGTTAATGAATTTTTCTTTGATGATATTACTTCTAACTTTGAAGGTATTACATCTGCGGTTGATCCGAACAACTCGATTGTTATTTGGTCTTATCGTGGTAGTGGTGCAACAGGTGAGGGTACAATCAATAACAAGTTTCTAATCTATAACTATGCTGTCGATAAATGGTCAACAGGATCTGGACAAGACTTACAGTTTATTAGTTCTGCTTCTCAAGAAGCCTTTAACACTCTTGAATCTTTAGATGTGTTAGGTGATTTAGATGGATTACCTAGATCTCTTGATTCTTACTTCTATGGTGAAGGGGTTATTGGTTTAGCGGGATTTGATAGTAACAATAAATTTGGTAAGTTCTTAGGTGGTAGTTTATCTGCGACTGTCGATACAACAGAATTTGAAGGTGTACAAGGGAGACGTTCTACATTAATTAATGCACGACCTATTGTGGATGCCAATGGTGAAAATACCACAGTTACAGTGACTCCTTTTAGTAGAGCTTCTCAAGTTAATGCTGCCACACAAGGTACAGCAGTCTCTGTTACTGATAGTGGAGATTGTCCTTTAAGATCTAATAGTCGTTATCATCGACTAAGAGTAACAGTGAACGGAAACTTTGATACACTTAGTGGTGTCGATATTGAAGCAAGACCAGAAGGTAAAAGATAATGGCTAATAATCAGTTTCTTAATGTACCCCTCTCGATACCTGATCATGGGCAACATTTACGTTTAATCTCTAGTGCCTTAAATAACACGATTGATGGTAAGTTAAACTCCACAGGAACATTTACTACTGACGGAACTAAGACTTTAAAGACTGTTATTGATGCCCGTTGTGGTGGTAATAGCGTTGTTTTATTCGTACCGACAACAGTAGATGCTGCTGGAGAAATATCTCACATGTGGTTAGCCGCTACAAGAAGTGGCGAGTTTGATGTTGGTCATCGAAATCACACGAAGAACGTAGCCTATAAATATGTCATCATTGGGTAGGGTAATAACACAAGTACCTGTAGAAGATTTAGAGTTTATTTGGTCACAAGTTAAACCTCAAATAGAAAAAGCCTTAGACGGATCATACTCTAGTTATGATATACTTGAGTATATAAAGCAAAATAGGATGCAACTATGGATTAGTTGGAATGACGGAATAGAAGCATCTTTTGTTACTGAGGTTTGCGATTATCCTCAACTGAGGGTGATGCGTTGGGTTTTAGCTGGTGGCTCTAATATGGAATCATGGCTAGACCTAGTGACAAGTAAAGTCGAAGATTGGGCCAAAAGAAACAACTGCCAACGATTAGAGATTGTTGGAAGGAAAGGATGGACAAAAGTTTTGAGAGACTATGAACCTCAAGCAGTATATTTTGTAAAGGAACTAAAATGAGTAAAGGATCACAACCCACACAACAAGCAAGTACAGTTACCGCCGAACCAGGTGAATTTGTAAAACCATATTACGAAGAAGCATTAGGACAAGCACAACAGTTATATCAATCAGATGTACCTCAATATTTTCCACAGGCTACATATACACCTTTTTCTGGTCAAACAGAAGCTGCACTTCAATTACAAGAACAAAGAGCATTAGCGGGTAGTCCATTATTAGGTTCATCCCAACAAGAAATTCAAAACATTTTATCTGGTCAATATTTAGATCCAGCAACTAATCCTTACTTACAACAAACATTCCAAAGAGCAGCGGGTGACGTACAAAGTCAACTAGGTTCGATGTTTGCGAAAGGTGGTCGTTATGGATCTGCTGCAATGGCAGAGACAGCTGGTCGAAGAATGGGTGATATCGCATCACAGATTTATGGTGGTGCATATCAACAAGAAAGACAAAGACAATTACAAGCTGCACAACTAGCTCCTCAACTTGCACAACAAGATTATGCTGACATTGCAAGACTACAACAAGTAGGTCAACAACGTGAAGCATTAGAAGAAGCTAAACTAGCTGATGCAATGCAAAGATTCCAATTCGAACAACAAAAACCTTATACTAAACTAAGAGAATACCTAGCATCGATTGGTGCTCCAACATCTCAACAAACAGTATCACAACAACCTATCTATAGAAACTTAGGTGCTAACTTATTAGGTGGTGCTTTAGGCGGTGCTCAATTAGGTAGCTTAGCTGGGTTAGGCACCGGGGGAACTTTAGGTGCTGCATTAGGAGGAGGCCTTTTAGGTTTATTTTAATGGATTACAAAGATTTACTAAAACAATCAATGACATATATGCCAACAGCTGATCAGTTAAAAGGATTATTATCACCTCAACAAACAAGATTACAAGCTGGTTTATTAGGTGCATCTTCAGGTGTTCTTCCTTTAATGGGAGTAAGAGATAGAC